TTATTAATGACACGTGCTTCCTCTGAATGAAACGGAATATCTAATAGCATAAATGTATCCGCCAATCCTTGCACACCAATTCCGATGGGTCTATGGCGTAAATTGCTTCTACGTGTCTTATCTGTGGGGTAAAAATTAGCATCAATAATGGTATTTAAGTTGTTAGTTACCACTTTTGTTACTTGGTGTAATTTGTCGTAATCAAATTGTTTGGTGGTTTCGTCTACAAAAGATGGAAGTCCTATGGAAGCCAAATTACATACGGCGGTTTCTTTATCGTCTGAATATTCTAAAATTTCGCAGCAAAGGTTAGACGATTTAATGACGCCAATATTTTTTTGGTTTGATTTTGCATTAGCGGGGTCTTTATATACCATATAAGGTGTACCTGTTTCCATTTGCGAATCCAATATTGCGAACCATAAATCGCGCGCATTAATAGTTTTTCTCGCCTTTCCTTCCAATTCATATTGGGTATATAAAGCCTTAAAGTCGGCTCCATAGGTATCCGACAAGCCAGGGCATTCATGCGGACAAAATAAAGACCATAATCCATTTTTTTCTTTAACACGTTCCATAAATAAATCGGGTATCCATAAAGCATAAAATAAATCGCGTCCCTTTAGTTCTTCATCACCGTGATTTTTACGCATTTCCAAAAAATCAAATACATCGGGATGCCAAGGTTCTAAATACATTGCGAAAGATCCACTACGCTTTCCGCCACCTTGGTCTACATAGCGCGCCGTATTATTGAATACACGAAGCATCGGCACTAATCCATTCGATGTTCCATTTGTGCCCTGAATATGAGTTCCTTTTGCCCGAATGTTATGCACATGTAGTCCGATACCACCCGCCCATTTAGAAATATTGGCGCAATCTTTTAATGTATTGAAGATACCATCAATGCTATCGTCTTCCATAGCTAATAAATAACATGAACTCATTTGGGGATGTGGTGTCCCCGCATTAAACAATGTGGGTGTAGCATGGGTAAAATACTTTTGCGACATTAAATCGTAGGTCTCTTTAATTAATACCAATGCTTTTTCCTTTGGGGCATCTATTTTTCCATGAATACCTACAGCAACACGCATCCACATATGTTGTGGTCGTTCAATAAATTGGTTGCCTATTTTGAATAAATACGACCGTTCTAGTGTTTTAAATCCAAAATAGTCAATTAAATAATCTCTATTATAGTCAATCATGTCGTCTATTTCCAGCTTGTATTTATCAACGAATGCCTTTAATTCGTAGGAAAGTAACGGCTTATGTTTGTTATGAATATCGCAAAAATTGTATAACTTATCAACAACCACGGAAAAACTAGGCAATGTCTTTTTCTGATGATTGGAAACAATAATGCGTCCAGCAAGTGTCCCATAATCGGGATTTAATGCGGATAAAGAAGCGCATTGTTCGGCGGCCAATTCGTCAATTTTGGTGGTCGAAATTGTATCATATAATTGTCCAATAACTTTCATCACTAATTGTTGATAGTTAATATGGATAGATGCTTCTTGCCCTAATTTTTTAATTCTTGTTAGTATTTTATCAAAAGAAATTTCTTCTAGTTCCCCATTTCTTTTGGTAACTCGCATATTATTCGTTTCCATTTTATAAATATTAAGTATTATTTTTAAGTCAGTTTTATAAAGTATTTCCAAAGTGTAATTATTAAGTTTTTATATAACTGTATAATATATGAAACATAAATATGTTATATGTAGTTTTATTGTGCTTAGTATGCTGTTTGTTAGTATGTATTTAGTTTCATTTAATAAAACAGAAGGATTTAGTAATAATCAGGATATAACTACTCCTGGTATTTTTCCTGTCTCAGTCGATAAAGCCATATTAGATGATTATCCATTAATAGGTAAAAACGAGACTTCAAATAACACATACGGTCAAATATGGTGGCATTATCCTGTATTTTCTGTGGGTTCGTATGAACAAATAACTAACAATATAAAAAACTATTATAATCCTGATAATGGAACCTGTTTGCGAGCCGATTTTTGTGGTGCATTATATCACGATAAAAAAAATGGTGTGTGTAATATAGTAACACCATTGCCACCAGCTGAAGAAGGTGCAGGAGCAAGAGTTGGATATTTTAGATCCGAACCCAATGAATTGTATTTTTCTATTCCTACAAATGACAATATATTATATTAGAAAACTACTTAAAGAACGAGACCGCCGGAATTTCAACATCTTTTTTTACTATGGTTATTTTACCAGTATCTTTATTCCATTTTAGCAAACAACCAGCACTTGTTGGTGGCGCATTTTGAGACCCCGTATCCTTTTTTTCTCTTCTATTGGGTGCCCTATGTTCATATGCACCATCACGTTCTGCTTCAATTATGCTCCATATTTTTTCCAAGGCAGGCACATTATCCTTAAACCATTGTCTATTTCTGCAAACTAACACGCAACTCATGTATTCTAATTTCCAGTAAATCGTTCTTATATATTCATAATTCGGGTCACATTGATATTTATCTATGATGGCTTCATTCCATTGTTCGATGTCATACGGATGAATTAAATCCAATGGTCTATACACATATAATGGCTTACCTTCTTTGGTATGAAAATATATAATACTTCCTTTCATTTTATTATCCGTCGATATACTTACATTTTGAAACTCTATGCCATCATCATCTTCATATACGTCATTAATTGTGTCATTTACATACGATATATAATCTGGATATTCGACAAATTTCGTTTCTAAAAAGTCACATTCATCTAAATTACATACTTCCATTTGTAGTTGCATTTGTATCCAATATTCCTTCTTCGGTATCCCATCTATTTCACGATTTACTATATTTTTTATTTCTAACATGCGACCATATCGTGGCGATGTTCGGTCAATATTAATACCATCTGGCGACGCACCTATAAAATAATAGGTATCGTGTCGAATACAACCGAAATCTTCTATTGTTGTATTGTATTTATGTTCATAAATTTTTACCGACAACGGTTCATATTTCTGCCCCCAATGAAGTGGCGTATTTGTATTAACCATTACCACTTGTTTCGTGTCCGCATTTGTTTCATCATCTAGATATAAACTTTGGTTCAATGGTTGGCATTTTTCATATATTAATTGGTTTTGCACAGTTTGACTTTCAAATGCCTTGAACGCATTTGACGCAGTAATTAAACCATGACGGAACTCATACCATTCTTTGGTTCGTTGCACAGGCTGTGGTTTGTTGCGCAATATGACGAGTTGATTATCAACAAAGCCTATATTCACGTCGTTCAAAATAATCGTATCTGGATACGACCTAGGTGGAATAAAGTAGTTGAAAAATTCGTGTGTTGCATGCTCTATGATGTCATCCATTTCATCTTCAGCATCATCGTTATAAAATATGTCTAATTCAAAATGGGCATGCATTAGTTCACTTATGTTTTCGTTGAACATGTCTTCAAAATCGGGTTCAGTGATAACTGTGGGATTGTCTCGGATAAATTCTTCCATCAAATGTAAACAGGTTTGATATAATTCCATTGATTCGTCGACATTGAAATAGGGGGTGTCTTCATCAGGAATAATTAAATCTGTTATATCAATTAGTTCGGCATCATTTATTGCAGTATCCTTTATATCCATATCCATATCGTACATTATACTATAGGTATGTTTTTATACCTATATTATAATCAATTTTTTCAAAAAAATTGAAATATGACCACATTTAAATAAACATAGCATTACTATGTCAAGTGTTAAGACCATTCTACATACACATTTGTTGGCGGATTTATTGGAATTAGATGCCAAAATAGACGGCAAAAAAATACACCTAACCAAGATGAACAAAAAGTATTCGAAAACTAGCCCAGAAATATTAAGACAAAATGGTGCCATTATTGAAGAATCGTATGATGTTGTAATCAAAAATCTCGATGAAATAGAAAAAACATTAGAAGAGTACGAATTATTTATAAAGCAAATAATTCGTAATGTACATAAATGTAAAAAGATTATTAATAAATCAAATCGTATTTATAATAAAGCAAAAATAGGCACATTAGAAGGCTTAACCAAACAACTCCTTCGCGATAATATGCCCGATACCAGTACACTAACATATCTTCAATCCGCTGTATTGGAACAGCCTTATGATGAAACATCTAGGCTTCGTCATTCTTATCCGAGTCCGAATCGTCCTTAGGTTTAATGTTTTTAATAGTACCTTGTTTTTTCTTAGGTGCCAATCCTTTCAGAGTAGATGCGCGTTTGTCTAAATTTTTAAGGGTGAAATTATTGGATGTCTTATTATGAAATAACCCTGGCACGTCTTGAATTTCCCCCGTATCCTTATTATAAATTACATCTTTGATACGCTGTAACTTTTTTTTATCAAGACAATCTCGGAAAAACATCATCAAGCTAGCGTGTTCCTCTTCGGTCAAATTGTTCGTTGTTTTATAATTATCGGCAAATAATATTAGTTTCTTTAGTTTGTCTGTTTTATCCAATTTGCTCCAGGGTTCATTCGAATTTGTGATTTTTTCATTTTCCAGAAATTTATCCAACTCATCTAGATTAGTAGATGATTTCGTTTTTGGGCACGGAATGCCATTTAGCATCATTGGTTTATATGCAGGGGTAGTCATTTCAGTAGTCATTTATGCACTATATTGTATAATTGTATTTAACTCAATTTTATATAAACTATAATATTCGCAATCCTGTTTATGTTGTTTTTACAATATATATATAATAACAACAATATATTATTATATATGGATGATACTGTTAAACAAATAAAAATAGAAGAACCAACTAAGGTTACCAAAACGAAAAAAATTCTCTGTCAAAAAGAACGAAAAATGCGGGTGGAAACCAAATTTTGGGGTCTAAATGAAGACGAATTATCGCATGCTATGCAATTAGACTATTTAATAAATGATACAGATGAGCCCAATAAATCCGAATATATGACTAACATAATACGACATATTAAAAATAAAATTGGTAGTTATAGACAGCAAGATGTGCTAAAAAACAAGTACAGTGAGAGTGAGTTTGTTAGTTTATCTGAAACCATGGACTTATTAAAGTCCTGTAAAATGAAATGTTGCTATTGTTCGGAAAAGGTCTACATCTTGTATGAGCATGTTCGAGAGATGAAACAATGGTCGCTGGATAGAATAGATAACAATATTGGGCATAATATAGGCAATCTAGTAATCGCCTGTTTAGAATGTAATTTAAAACGGCGACGAACTAACAAAGATGCATTTATGTTTACCAAAAATATGGTAATTATTAAAGAAGGACAAAGTGTAACGTAATAAGTTTAACGTAATAAGTTTAACTCTTGCTTATTTAAAATAAGTATATAATAATGTATATTACGTGGAAATGGAGTATGGGTGAAAGTTATTATAAAAGTGCTAGACCTGAAAAACAGGTGGTTACTACTGGATATGATACGCAAGCAAACGCGGTAAGACAATCTTTAGACGCGGTAAGACAATCTTTAGACGACGACCCATTTTTAAGTCAAAGCTCTATGTTTTCAAGAAATCAAAATCAGAGACGCGAAAATTTGGACGAACAACTTGTCGAACGTGAACTT